GGTGAACAGAACGTGATAAAGTCGTTGGCTCAACTGACCAAGGGAGAACGAGAAATTGAACTGTTTAAATCAGAGGTGGACAGATGACCCACACGATGAAGTAACACACTGGATAGGGAGACTACACTGTGCGACATTTAAAATACGAGACAGAGAAAGTTGCTGCTGTACAACAATATATCATAGACCTACAGAAGGATATAAGTGACCTAGAGTGGGATGGTGAAAACAAAAAAGCAGACAACCTCAAGAGAATACTAGACGATGTAAAGGAACAAAGAAAGAGAGGTGAAGTATGGTATCCCATGTTTTAAATGCAGACGGTACTGTGAGTGAAGATTTCTCAATATATTTCCAGGACGAACTACCACTTGACCATGAGCCTAGCTTGAATCACTGGGCTAGACTTATAGCAGAAGGAGAGATAGAAGAGGATGATCACTCCTCTGATTGGGACTATGAATATGAACAAGCATGGCACTCACTGGATGCCGAATATAGTTATAGTTATGTATAAGGAGATAGAAGAATGATGTTTGTATTAGTGTGGATGCAGTTGTTCAGCACACAAACAGTGGAGCACTACCAGTTAGGTAACTATGCCACGATAGAAGAATGTCAGATTGAACTGAGCAAAGCAGCTAAGATGGTAACGCACAAGTCAGAGACAGTGGCTTGTCTAGAAGTAGAGGTACAGCAATGACACCAAGAGAAGCTGCAGAGTCAGAAGCTAAGAAAACATTTGAAGGGTTTATCAAATGGTCTAAGACTTCTTTCTATTGGATCATGGCAATCCTAGTGATCTTAGCATGGTGTAACTTTGGTGCAGACACTGAGACTGGTAGCCAGTACAACGGTGAGGTCTACGCACCAAAGAATATAGGGAATGAGTGATGCAACCAAAGGATGTTCCTTGTCACATCAGAATTAAGTATGAGCCTACACAAATGCAACCAGGTAAAGCTTGCCGTTTGCATGGTAAAGACTTCAAGAGTGTAGTTGATGCAGCACGTTACTTTAATGTCAACTACTCGTGGGCAGCGGAGCAAGTGAGAAATGGATGGAACACTGAAGACTTTCCAAAAAAGAAAAGGAAGAATTATGGCTGAACAATACTACACATTTGACTTAATGAACCCAACATGGTAGAGCTATGACAAGAGTTCAAGAGTGGCACATAGATAGAAAGAAAGGTATATCGAAAGAGATCAGACCAATGACCGAAGAAGAACGTCAAAGATCTATTGAGAAGGAGAAACTTAATGACTGCGATAGTGAGCAGCAACAATGAAATTACACATCAACCATGTCCATATGATGAATGCGGAAGCTCAGATGCTTTCAGCTACAATTTAGTTACAAAGGTAGGCAAGTGCCACTCGTGTGACAGAGGGTATCCAGGAAGAGATTCAAAGTTTGAATGGGCAGAATCTACATACCCTCCACCTCCCCCCAAGATTGATTTAAAACAAGCTAAAGTTATAAGTGGTAGGCACGATGGTATACGTGGCCTTGAAGAAGATGTTGCTAAACTATACAACATTCAGTTGCAGTATGGTGAAAGCAACGAGCCTATCCGTTACGCATTCAAGTATAAGAGCAATGTAAAGTATCGGGGTTACCACGAGAAAAAGTTCTGGACTAAAGAACGTGGAGCACCCACAGATTTATTTGGTCCTGACTTCAATGCAGGATCTAGTAAACGTATATACATTACTGAAGGTGAGTTTGATGCAGCCAGTTTGTATCAGGTTCTAGGTAAATCATACCCAGTGAAGTCATTGCCAAGTGCTTCCCTGTCAGATAAGTTTATCAAAAATAATTTTGATTACCTCAACTCATTTGAGATGGTAGTCTACGGTGGTGAGCTTGATGCAGCAGGTCAAGGTGCAGCACAGAAACTTTATAGCATCATGCCTGAGAAGTTTTACTATGTACCTATGACTAAGTGGAAAGATGCTAACGAGTTTCTTATGAAGGGAGATGAGTCAGACCTTAAATGGGCAGCACTCAAGCCTCAAAGATTCAGCCCTGACAACTTCTTTGTGGGTGACTTGGAGGTAGAGAAAGCAATCACTACTGAGAATCCTTACGAGTATGTGCCGACAGGACACACTGGTATTGATGATAAGATCAGAGGATTAGTGAAGGGTGGTCTAACATTTATCAAAGCACTTAGAGGGCAAGGCAAGACTGAGCTAGTCAGATACTTTGAAGTACAACTACTCAAACAGAACACTCGTGTTGCTATGCTACACATGGAAGAGATGAAGTCCACAACCTACAGAGCAATGGCAACCTACGAACTTGGTTGGAATGTCAGGACTAAAGAAGATGCTGTAACCACAGGATTCAGTGAAGAGCAAGTGATCCAGGCTGCACAGAAAATGGCAGGAGATGAGAACACAATCATCTTTGAGATGCAAAGTCGTGATGATCCAATGCAGTTGTTAGACTATGTAAGGTTAGCCTCAACAGTATACGGAGCACAGTACATCTTTATAGATCACGTTCAACGACTAGCCTACCTATCAAACTCTGGTGTTGATGCGGCTACAAGCACACTCACTACCCTTGGTTCAAGGATGGCACAACTTGCAAAAGAACTTAACATTGGTGTTGTGTTTATCTCTCAGGTCAATGACGATGGACGTACCAAGTACGCAGCTTCACTTGAAGAAGAAGCTATCATCTGTATTAAACTTAACAGGGATACTGAATCAGATGATGAGATAGAAAGAAATACAACTCACTTTATTGTTGATAAGAACAGACCGTTTGCAAAGCTAGGCAATGCAGGTTCAGTCTACTACGATCCTGAAACTACCGTCTTAGAAGAAACGGTTTGGCAAGGATGAGGATAGTAGTCAGTGACATAGAAACAAATAGTCTTGAGAACAGTGACAAGCTTTGGATTTGTGGTGGTAAGGATCTTAGCACTGGTAAAATATCTAGGTTTGATAACTGTCATGAAGATGCTGTCGCTAGAGAAGAAGCAATCAAATGGTATGAGTCAGCAGATCTAATTGTTGGTCATAACTTCTTACAGTTTGATGCACCTATGCTTAACAAACTTCTTAAACCAAAACTTATTAACCCTTACAAGGTATTGGATACTCTTATTATAAGTAGGTTAGTTGACTACGATATTGACATACCAAAGGGAGCTAAGTTTCCCCACAGTCTACAAGCTTGGGGTATTAGATTAAACAAACATAAAGGAGATTTTCATGAGTTTGATAGATTCAGTATTGAAATGGTTGACTACTGGTATCAAGACATCGAGGTTACACATTCTTTGTATGATCACTTCAACGATATTATTTGGGGTTCTGATTGGAATAAGTCCATAAGGACTGAGCACGATGTACAAATAGAATTAGTTCGTACACAGTACTACGGTTTTCACTTTGACAAAACTAAAGCAGAGTTCTTACTCAACTCAGTAAAGACAAAGATGAAAACATTAGAGGAACAATTCCAAGTAGACTTCCCACCTAAACTAACTGAGGTTAATCGTATTAAGTACCGACTAAAGAAAGATGGTACGGAGATGGCAACAGTTACTAAAGCCAAAGACAAGTATGCTCTTACAAGAATTGAGAACGAGGACTTTGTGTGCTCTGATTGGATTGAGTTTAATCCTGGATCTTCTAAAGATAGAATAGATGTGCTGTGGGAAGCAGGGTGGAAGCCAGTTGATAAAACTAAAACAGCTATAAACTTTTCTCGTAAGAAGGTTGGTGATCCTTACGGCAAGTCTATAGTCAGTATGACTCAAGAGTTTTACAATCAAAAGAAGTCTGACCTTGATCGTTATGGTTTTACTGTATCAGAGACAAACCTCAGTACGCTTCCAGACGATGCACCTACAGGAGCTAAAGCTCTAGCACAGTGGCTGACACTAGAGGGTAGACGTTCATCACTGGTAGAGTGGATAGGGCAGTGTGGTGAAGACTCACGTATTCATGGTAGGATAAATAACATTGGAGCATGGACAGGACGGTGTGCTCACAAAGATCCTAACACTGCTAACATATCCTCTCCTTTTCATGGTCAACCTAAGTCAGCAGTTGATGAAGTTAAGAAACAATTTGACGTACACCTACGTGCTTGTTGGACTGTACCATCAGGTTCTTGGCTAGTAGGTACAGATGCTGACGGTATTCAGCTGCGAGTCTTGGCTGATTATCTTTGGAGAAAGTTTGATGCTGATCAATATGCACAAGCTATCATGGAAGGTAAGAAAGAAGACGAGACTGACATTCATAACCTTAACAAGAAAGCTTTAGATGTACCAAATGGTACTAGAGATATGGCAAAGACTTTTATTTATGCTTGGCTTCTAGGGGCAGGGGTAGCAAAGACTGCTCAGATTCTTAAAGTAAATACACAAGAAGCTCAAGCTGCACGTACTCGTTTTGAGATGAGCATTGACGGTTTATATAATCTTAAGAATCAGTATGTACCTAGAGTAGCTGAACATGGATGGTTCAAAGGATATGATGGACGAAAAGTTCCTGTACCCAATGCTCATAAAACATTAGCAGGTATATTACAAAACGGTGAGTCTTGCCTAATGAAACACAGTTTACTTAGGTGGCACGACAGAGCTAGAAAACAAGGACTCAAGTTTAAAATGGTAGGATTCATTCACGATGAATACCAAGTTGAAGTAATAGGAACAGAAGAGGAGGCAAGACTACTAGGAAAAATACAATCAGAATGTATGTTAGAAACTGGTGAAGACTTAGGGTTTAAGATACCAACACCAGGTTCTTTTGACATCGGAAAAAACTGGGCAGAAACCCATTGACATGTAAAGTTAGTGCACTTATATATGGACATATAGATTAGAAGGATGCTAAAATGGCTACAACAAAAATAACTATCGAAGGAACTTTGGATTGGGCTAAAGTTTTTGAACATAATCGTGACAAGGCTTCATTCCATGAAGAGACAGACGGTGCTTACAAAGTTACTGTGACTATGGATAAAGACAATCTAAAGAAATTAAAAGAAGCAGGTTGCTCACGGACAGAGAAAAATGTGGACGGTGGATTTCAAGTAACTTTTGATAGACCACACAAGGGACGTGAAGACTGGATGGGTGGTCCACCAGTTGTAGCAGACATTACTGGTAAACCTTGGAATATAGAAGACAAAGGTGTAATTGGTAATGGAAGTAAAGGTTTAGTTCAACTCTCTATTTTTGATTCTAAACCTCGCAAAGGTACACGGCTTGAAGGTGTACAGGTCACAGAGCATGTGGTCTATGAAACAGAAAAGACTAACACCTCTATGTTTCAAGACCTCTCTAAGAGTCCTGAGGTTCAATCCTCCCAAGAATCTCAGGACTCTATACCATACTAGTAGTGTGGTAGTTTTCATATTTACCTCCAACTCCCCCACCTTTAATTCCATTTCGGTGGGGGTTTTTTTACAGGATACCTAATGCCAAATATAAAAAACCTAATAAAAGATATGGAAGAAACTATTCAAGGATTAAAAGGATGGGATCACATAGTAGGTTTACGTATGGGAGATTCAATTGCAAAGGCAGCACTTAATAGATTTGGTAAACCTCAGAAACCTCGTGGGTATTTATCGTTCTCTTCTATAGGTAGTCCATGTAAAAGAAAACTATGGTATAAGATTAACGATCCTTCATCAGCTAAGTTGGTATCTCCTTCAGACTTACTGAAGTTCTTCTACGGTGATATGATTGAGGAGTTAATCCTCTCTATCGTCAAAGTCTCTGGTCACGACTTAGGAGGACAACAGGATCGTATGTTCATCAATGGATTGGCAGGGCATAGAGATGCGGTCATTGATGGAATGACGGTGGATGTAAAGTCAGCATCTCCTTACTCATTTAAGAAATTTGCTGAAGGAAGCTTGAGAGAGAATGATCCTTTCGGTTACATTAGTCAGCTTAGTTCTTATGTGTACGCAGCCAAGGACGATCCACTCGTAACCGACAAAACAAGAGGAGCTTTTCTTGTTGTTGATAAAGTAAACGGTTCATTATGCTTAGACATTTACGATTTCTCAGAAGAGTTAGAACACAAAGAGAAAGAAGTAGATAAGGTAAAGAGTATGGTTAAAGGTAGTATACCTGATCGTGGCTTTGAACCAGTACCTCAATCAAAGACAAGTCCTAACACAAAGCTTCACCCTTCTTGTGGTTTCTGTGACTTCAACAAGAAATGTTGGCCTGAAGCTAGGAGATTTGTTTATGGGAATGGTGATGTTCTTCTGATAGATGTGGTTAAAACACCAAATGTCCCAGAGGATTTTACATACAATGAGCAAACGGTATAGGGCATCAGCACTTAAGGCAGGGTATCGCTCTGGTTTTGAAGATGATGTAGCAAAAGAGTTACGATCCAAAGGAATTAAGTTTACGTATGAAAAAGAAAAGATCAGGTGGGTTGACTTAAAAGTAAGAACGTATACACCTGACTTCGTTTTGTCCAACGGTATCATTATAGAAACCAAGGGACGATTTGTAGCAAACGATAGACGTAAGCACAAAGAAATATCAAAACAATTTCCTGATTTAGATATTCGTTTTGTTTTTCAAAACAGTAGAGCAAAGTTATATAAGGGTGCTAAGTCTTCTTATGCAGACTGGTGTAAAAAGTATGGCTTTCAATACGCAGAGAAATCTATTCCTGACGATTGGACAAAAGAATAGATTGACGTAAGTGTTTCAGTCTATATAACTTGGAGGTTCATGTGTTGTTTGAGATAACAATGTTATTAGATGTAGAGCCTGAGGCAAACTTTATTGCTTCAGATAGTTTGAAGATGAGTGTTGAAGAAATAATTCGAGACACCATATATGATTTAGACGATGTTAAAATTATAGAGATACACGCAAAGGAGAAATAATGCTGACACACCAAGACTTAGAAGACATGGGATACTTTGATGCTTTCGAGGAGAATAAACCAATTAACCTAGAGGACTACGCTGAGTGGGTAGAAAACAAAATGATTACCTCTGGTGATAAAAGATTCTTAGAGAATACTATGGGTCTGATAGGAGAGACAGGAGAGTTCTTTGAAAAGCTAAAGAAACATAAGAGGGATGACACACCCTTAGATAAACAAGGTGTTACACTGGAAGCAGGGGATATGTTCTTTTATTTTATAGGCTTACTAAATCATTTAGATATAAATCTTGATGACGTAATAAAAGAGAATATGAAGAAGCTTGATAGCAGAGAGAAACGTGGGAAATTAAAAGGATCGGGAGATTATAGATGAACATACCAAATGTAGAACAGGATTACGGACCAACACTAGAAGTTTCAAAATGGATTCACGAGGAAAAGTACAGAGGACAGGGTGAATCTTTCAAGGATGCAATGACTCGTGTTGCTGAAGCTTTGAAAGACGGTGAAGAACACTTCACTAAGTTCAGAGACATTTTGTACAACCAACGTTTCCTTCCTGCAGGACGTGTCCAGTCAGCTATGGGAGCACCAAGACGTGTAACTCCTTACAACTGTTTTGTGTCTACAACTATTGAGGACAGCATGGACGGTATCATGGATGCTGCAAGACGAGCAGCGGAAACAATGAGGCTAGGTGGTGGTATCGGGTACGACTTCTCAACACTACGTCCAAGAGGAGCACTGATTAAATCTTTGGACTCTAAGTCTTCTGGTCCTTTATCTTTTATGGGTATCTTTGATGCAGTCTGTAAGACAATAGCTTCTGCAGGTCACAGACGTGGAGCACAGATGGGTGTCCTACGTGTTGACCATCCTGACATTGAAGAGTTTGTTACAGCTAAGAACAACATGACTGCCCTAACAGATTTTAATATTAGTGTTGGTGTTACTGACAAGTTTATGGCAGCAGTAAAAGAAGGTACTGACTTTGATCTAGTGTTTAACGGAGAGGTACGTAAGACAGTTGATGCTCGTGCTCTTTGGGATAAGATTATGAGAAGTACTTGGGATTGGGCTGAACCTGGTATTCTTTTTATTGACAGGATCAACAACAAAAACAACTTACATTACTGTGAAACAATATCAGCTACAAATCCGTGTGGTGAACAACCCCTTCCTCCAAACGGTGCATGTCTACTTGGTTCTTTTAACTTAGTTAAGTACGTCATTGATCACGAGGGTAAGTACGTGTTCAATACAAATCAACTTCGTAATGATATACCTCATGTTGTTAGAGCTATGGATAACGTAGTGGACAGAGCAACCTATCCTCTAAACGAACAGGAACAGGAAGCTAAAAGCAAAAGACGTATGGGTCTAGGGGTGACAGGGGTAGCGAATGCTATAGAAGCATTAGGGTTCTCATATGGTAGTGAAAGATTCTTACAGACCCTAGAAGAAATCATGGGAGTTATAAGAGATGTAGCTTACACAACTTCTGTTGAGCTTGCTATGGAGAAAGGTGCATTTCCTCTTTTTAAAAGAGAGTATCTTGACTCTGATTTTGCAAAGACTTTGCCTGATCATATCAGAAATCTTATAAGTGAGTACGGTATTCGTAACAGTCACTTGTTATCTGTAGCTCCAACAGGAACTATAAGTTTGTCAGCAGACAATGTTTCTTCTGGTATTGAACCACCTTACAATCTTTTTTATGACAGAAAGATTCAAGAGTTTGACGGTGAAAGAACTGAGAGAGTAGAAGACTATGGCTACCGTGTCTTTAAAGTAGAAGGTAAAACAGCTAACGAACTGTCAGTGTTTGACCACGTTAAAGTTCTTAACGCTGCTTCTAAGTTTGTTGATTCTGCTTGCAGTAAAACCTGTAACGTTGGTGATGATGTATCCTGGGAAGACTTTAAAAAGATTTACATGGATGCCTATGATGGTGGTGCTTCTGGATGTACAACTTTCAGAGCGTCAGGAAAACGTATGGGAATACTTAGCTCTTCTTCATCTGAAGAAATAGTAGAGGAAGATGTTATTGAGGAGACTCAGGACTTTGTAGATGAAGGTGGTGCTTGCTACTTTGATCCTACAACAGGTCTTCGTAAATGTGAATGAGTATGCCTCATGTACGCAGGGAGATTGCTCCTAGATTTGGGAGCACTCCATCCCCCTGCAAAAAAGTTTGTGAAATAGATTATGATGGCTTTTGTAAAGGGTGTAAAAGAACTATTGACGAAATACGTAACTGGATGGTAATGTCTGACTACGAGCAAACTATGTTACTCGCAGAGCTAAAGTGGAGAAAACAATATGGCTAAAGTACAAATCGTTGGTGCAGCAGCTAACTCCCATCAACCTATGAAGAAGAAAACTTCTCAGTCAAAGAGGATATCTTCTATTAAGTTTGGTTCTATGAACAAGCATAAACGCAGAGCTACAAAACCATACAGAGGGCAGGGCAAATGAGAGGCTTCGATCAAAAGGATTATAATAAGTGGGACAACACGGCTAAGAAAGCGTTAGTACGTGTGTTACAACAAGAAGGTCACGAGATTCAAAGAGTGTCAGAAAACTTTTATGCTGATGTTGAATCAAAGAAAGATGGTGAAACTATTTATAGTGAAGCAGAAGTAAAAACTGCTTGGTCAAAAGATTGGCCTAACAACTGGGAAGAGATTAGAATACCTGGACGTAAGAAAAGACTTCTTAAAAAGTATAATAACAAAGTTACTTTCTATGTTTTTAGAAAAGATCTAAAGCAAGTCTGGAGAATAAAAGGTGAACAGTTAAAAGATTCTAACCTTAAATCTGCTTTCGGTAAGAATATTTCTCATGGTGAAAAGTTTTTTCATATACCATATCAAGAAGCTGAGTTGGTAAAAGTCCCTGATGAACTGTGAGAAATGTGGTAATCTTTTAGACGATAATAATATTTGTGGAGAATGTATGACTGACCCAGTAAAAAGCCCCATACACTACAACCAAGGTGCAGTGGAGTGTATTGATGCTCTTTGTTCTATGACTAAGACTATGGATGGAACATCAGCCTACCTAAGTGGTAACGTAGTAAAATATATTTGGAGGCATCAACACAAGAATGGTATGGAAGACTTAGAGAAAGCACAGGTTTACCTTGACTGGCTCAAAGAACATTACAGGACAATACATAAGTGAGTAAAGATAATAAAAAAACCCTTGAGCAAGAAGCCCAAGAGTTTATTAAACAAGAGATTCCCAGTCGTGATATATCGACTAGGGATTACTTTGCAGGTGCAGCCCTATCGGGTTTAATAGGATCTGGAAGGTATCTACGATCAGACGAGATCGTTAATCAAGCATTTTGTTTTTCATGTATGATGCTTGACTATAAAAAGACTAAAGATAAATCGTCTTGAACTAAACCCCCAGTTAATTTCTGGGGGTTTTTTTTAGTCATACACATTTACTTCTGGTACTATAGAAGAAGTCTTTCCTTCTTTGTATTTTTCTGCTGCAAACATTATGTCTTGTCTTCTTTTAATTTCTCCCTCTTCTGGGTCTACTATATCTATACTATCCCCTAGATAATCAGCAGCAGTTTTATAAAGTTTTCCTTCATCATCTCTTTTGTTTAGAAGAACAGTAGCTTTATTATATATGTCATCTATCCCACTTTGTTTTTCAATCTCAAGTTCTTTCCTGATGTACTCGTTTCTTATATAACCCAGAGCAGCTTTAGGTGAATTGTTAAGAAGATCAACAAATGATTCTTCTACTTCTTTTCTTCTCTCTTCAATTCGTTGATTTACAAAAGNCGTTAAAGCAATTTTTTTCATTTTAAAATCTAGCTCATCGTAGGATCTACCTGCGAATGCTGCCATCTCTTCACCNCCTCCAAGAGGTTTTTTTCTCCATCCTTCAAATTCGTCTGCTATTGTTTTAGATAAACGAAAACGNACNNNCCAATCTATAGTTGGATTTTTTATCTTTGATGAATTGTATAGTTTATATTTTTCTAATTTAAGTACGTTTAATTCTTTCTCTAATCCATTTAACTCAGGATCTTCTCTGAACCCCATTTGTCTAGTCAAAGGATTGTACCCTCCTACTGGTCTTTTATTAAAACCATCATACAAAGGTACATCATTCTTGCCGTTAAATGTTTGAGAGATCTGTATAAAGTCAAGATCTGGTAAGAAACGTGTGCTCTGGTTTACTAATAACTCAGAGTTTAGGATGTCACCAAGAAAATTTCTTTCTCCTACTATATCTACGTTATCTTCTAACCCTGGTGTTATTGACTTTGTGTAAGGAGATGCAGCAGACTCTATGTTTATTTGACCTTGAATATCTCTGGCAATAGTAGCAGGGTAAGTAAAAGTAGAAAAGATATTACCTAATTGCTTCTCAGCAGCTTCATTGAATTTACCTTGCTTCATAGAATCTATTACGTTTTTTGCTAGGGATACATCAAAGCCCAAGTCACCCATACCTGCGGCAACTTCTAAAGCATCTTCTCCCATGTTGCCTATTGGCATATCATTGTACCAACGATAGATTAGATCACCTAACAAAAGGTGTGCAGCAAATGGACCTGCAACACGTCCTGTCTCAAGAGCACCACCACTTTCTAAAGCTATCTGTCCGTAGTCTAACTCACCTTTTTTCTGAGAGGCAAGGTATACACCACCCATAAGAAGAGCAGCACCTGTCATCTGTCTAGCTATACGGTCTTGGGTAGTTTTATATTTCACACCTTTGTGCAAAGCACTATCAAGACCTGACAGACCACCTGTAAAAATACCGATAGGGGTGTAATCATTTATGTATTCTAAATGGTTTGCTATGTATCTTGGAAAGGGTATTCCCATTATACCAGATACAAAAAAAGGAACTTCTCTGTGAGCTTTAACTAGACCTCTTACACCACGTCCGTACATGGACTTATCACCTGTGTAGGTTTGTTGGAAAGTAAATCGATTAGCATCTTCCATAGCATCTTTAATAAGACCAGGATCAAGTTCATCTAAAGTTTTACCTTCTTCAATGAATTTTCTAAAGCTTGAACCTTTTTGTCGTAACCTACGATCCACACCTGCATACAACATACTTTGTTTAAAGACACCATCAACAGCAGTATTAACAACGTTAACTTTACGGCTTAGTCTACCAAGCAAAGAATTGCTTCCTGTCATAACTTCTACACGTTGTACGTCATGAAAAAGATTCTGATATTCAATAGGCTGTTCTGTAAACATCATCTGACGTAACACTCTAGCCTCATCTTGACTATAAGTCATTCCTCTTAAGTTAGAAAACACTCCCCCTAACCATCCCCTTTGAACAACTTCACCTGTTAAGAAACCTTTCCAGAATTGATCGGCAATATCAAGGATTGTGTTGCCCATACTGGTAACTGCGTTAGCTGATGTAGTACCTATTTGAGATGTCATGAAAGCAATACGAGCAGCGTCAACTTCCTTTGCCATGTTCAACAAAGTACCTGGTATTCCATTCTTTGACTGAATAGCTTCATCAATTATTTCTTTTGCTCTTATATCATTAAAGCTTGATAAATTCTTTTGAGAAAGAGTCTCTACGTCAACCATAACCTTATCTAATTTATTAGCATTTGCAGTAGCCTTTGAGATTTGGCTTGCCTGATTTAGAATACGTCCTGCTTCAGATAAGTCTGACAAATAAATGAGAGACATATCTTCTTTTGATAAACCATAATTCTTTCTTATTGTTTCTATATCTTTAAATCTTGTTTTAAACTGAGCAGGTGATGCGTTACTTATATATCTGGCTACTGCAGTAGTTATTCGTTCATTTGTTTCTCTATTCAATTTTTTTAAATTATTAATATCTATAGTAGCTGCAGTAATACCTCTCACTGTATCCATAGATAAACCAGTGGTCAGCATTCTGTCTGAGTCAGACTTAAGAATTTGTTTCTTTATTAAGTCACCCTCTTTAACTAGATCAACAGGTATTGCATCTTTCTTTTTATCAAACAAATCAACCCTGTTTCTTTTTATCAGATCTATTGCTATTTGAACTGATCTGTCAGCAGACTCCCTAGCATTCTTTTTGATTTTTTTATCTTTAGATTTTAAATTTGTATCTATCGTTTCCTTTGCTGCTTTTCTTGCAGCCTTTCTTTTATTATTTCCTTTAAGTTCTATTGATAATAAGGAGTCTATAACTTTGTTATTTACTTTCTGATTGTACACACCTACTGCACCACCGATAGTAGTTCCTAGTGCTGTGCTGATAGCAGCATCTTTAACTAAGTCTGTGTTTGTGTATTTAAAGTCTTCAATAACTTCTTCTCTTGTTTCACCTTGGGCAGCAGCCATACCAGTACCTAGAGCACCTTCCACTACACCAGTCCTTGCTGCAGCTTTAATACCCTCTGAAGAAAGAGTTTTCTTAATAGTTTTTTGTATACTTTCTTTTGCTACACCCTTCTTAACTAGCTCTGCAATCTGTTGACGAATAGCTAATTGTGTTGCTTTACCTGCTGCTTTAGCAAACAGTTTAGATCCTATACCAAAGCCACCAGTTAAAACTGTAACTGCAGTTGAAGGAGAAGTTATGGTAGCTCCACCATA